ATCAAGATGGAAAGTAGAAACAGCAAGTTTCGATATTTACAAAATATCTAATCCAGATATTGGGAGAAAGGATTATCAAAATGGAAATCAGAAAGGATTCCATAATGTAAAAGCTTATGTTTTACACCGCGATGGATATCAGTGTCAAAAATGCAAAATTAAAAATACAAAATTACATGTTCATCATATTGTCTTTAAAAGCAATGGTGGGACTGATACTCCAAGTAATTTGATTACACTTTGTAAATCTTGTCATACGGAATTACACAATGGTGATTTTGAAATCAAAGGGGCAATAAGCAAAACTAAACACGCAACTGAAATTGGAATTGTGAAATCCAGACTTAAAAAACAATTTGGTGCTTTTGAGGAAACATTTGGTTATGAAACCAAATTTAAGCGTGAACAAATATTGCAATTGCCAAAAACTCACTATAATGATGCAGTTGCAATATGTTGTGAAGAAAGCGAAATTGTTGATTTATCTCCTGTTGTTTATTTCAAGAAACACGTTTCAAAGGGAGATTACAGACAAACAAATGGCAAGAGTTCGGAAAAAAAAATACCCACCGGTAAATTGTTTGGTTTTCGGAAATTCGATTATGTCCAAACATCGAAGGGAATAGGTTTTATCAAAGGAAAACGTAGTACGGGATTTTTTGCCATATCAGATTTAGATGGTAAATCAATTAATGCTTCGGTAAATATAAAGAAGGATTGTCTGAGATTGAACGCAAGAACAACAACTTTAATAGAAAGGAGGAAGGTGCATTCCTCTACGGGACAAGCCCGTGTGGTTTCTTGCACTTAATACTATGATTATCACCACTCGGAAGTGTGGATTGTGTAAAGAAAACATAGAATTAGAAAAAGAGAAAAAAACAGTTCTTCAAAGTAAAAAATATTATCATTATGATTGTTTTATAGAAAAAGAGATAAATAAAAAACGCAATGTTTTAACTAAAGAAGAAATAGAAAATTTAGCAAGTCAACTTATAGAAGAAAATAAAAATTTTATAAATGAAATAATTAATAAAAATCATTTATATTTATGGTTACAAAAAAAATATAATTTAATAATTATTCCAACTTATGTATATCAGAAATTAGCAGATATATATAATGGAACTTGGAAAGACATTAATATGAAAATTCCTTCAGAAGATATTCTGGATATGTTTAAAAGACAATGGCACAACCTAGAGCAAATCAATATCAGCAATATTAATAAAGGAAAAAAATTAAGTCCAGAAAACAGGTTGAATTATGACTTAAGTGTTATAATAAATAAATCAAGCAGTTATTATGAATGGAGGAAAAAACAGGAAGAGCAACAAATAGAAATGATGCAATCCATAGAATCTTCACAAGCAACTAATAATTTTAGAAGTTCTATGGGGATTGAACAAAATGTTACAAGCAATGAAAACGACTTATCTCAATATTTAGAGGAGATTTAAAAATTGATAGAACAAAAAGACTTAGAAAACATTCCAAATGAAATAGCATTGGTAGGAGCATTTTATAAAAATCCAGAATTATATATTTCATATGGATCATCAATTAAATCAAAGTATGATTTTTCAGGAGAGGTATCAAAATTTTTATATGATTGTTTTGAACTAATATATCAAACCATATCTCAAAAAATAAATGAAACAAAAGTTAATTCGTTTATGATCATGGATGATAAAAGATTACAATTGTATAAAAAATATGGTGGATATAAAACAATAGATGATTGGATGAATTTATCTGATCCAGAAGATTTTGATAATTATTTTGGAATATTAAAAAAATATTCTTTGCTAAGAGAATTCTATAGAAGTGGATATAATGTTGAAAAACTTATCACTCATAAAAAATTTGATGTTTGGAGTGCACAAGATATTTTCAAAATGTTACGATCTAAGGTTGATAAGATTCACACTGTTATTCTTTCTAATCAAGAAAGTGTTATCTTAAATGAAAATGCAGAGAAAGACATTAAATCGTATGTAATAAAACCACAAGCAGGATTATCTTATCCCTGGATTGTTATTGATGAAATGTTTAAAGGAATGAGATTAGGAAAAGCTGTATTAACTGGATTCCTTAGCAATGAAGGAAAAACCAGAAATCTCATTATGCTTATGAGTTATATAGCATTAGTAAAAAATAAACCCGTTTTAATTATGTCAAATGAAATGGATGATGAAGATTTAAAATCCTGCTTGATTACAACAATTGTAAACAATGAATGCTTTCAAGAACTACATGGTGTCAAAATGAAGAAAATGGAAGGGGAAATTGTTTTAGGAAAATATAGAGATCAAAGGGGAGCAATCATCCAAAGAGAAAAAGATGAAAATGATATCTATACCGAAAGTGAAGAAGACTTCATTAACAGACTAGAAAGAGACTCCGAAGAATACAGAAACATAATAAAAATTGGTCAATGGATTGATAGCAGAAAAGAAAAACTTATATTTTTCAAAAATGTTGGAACAGATTATTCCGATCAAACGCTAGAATTTGAAATTAGAAAACATAAGCTTTTATATGGTGTTGATTATGTTGCCTATGATACCATGAAAGGCTATCGAACAGATGATTGGATGACGGTAAAACAATCATTTACTAAGTTAAAAGAATTGATGAGTGAATTGAATATTTGGGGATGGTTTGTATTTCAATTAGCTGACCAGGCAGTTCACATGGATATTTTCGATATGAGTAGTAATGAAATTGCCAATGCCAAACAGATTAAACATCCTGTAGACCACATGCTATTAGGAAAAAGAATTTATCCCTCAGAATATCATAAATATAAATATATTCCAAACTATCAATGGGGAGATCCTAGACCAATTCCATTAGACCTTTCTAAAAAATATATGGCTTTAAAAGTGGAAAAGAATCGGAGTGGTAACAAAGCAAATTATCCATTATTTGAATATGATTTAGATTATAATACTTGGGATAACGTTGGAAGCCTAATTAGAGCATAATATGGATATCAAAGAATTGAAAAAATATATTATCGAAAACGATAAAGTAGAATATATTTTAGAAAATTTAGATTGCCAAAAAATAAAATTTCATAATTCTGGTTATTGGACTTGTGGTAATCCTCCTCCATCAGATAATCCTAATGCTGTTACAATATATAAAGATAATTTAAAAGTAATTAATTACACAAAAGATATGTCAGAACCATCAGACATATTTACATTGATTGAATATTATAAGAACATAAATTTCTTTGAATCTTTAAAATGGATTTGTGATTTATTAGAAATTGATTTCTATAAAGATTCCAATGAAGAACTACCAAAAGAGTTATTGATCACAAAACAATTAATTAGTATGCGAACTGGATCAAAGAGAGAGGATGATGATGATATTCCAATAAAACCACTATCAGAAGAAATAATAAAATATTATCCAGCAATTGGGAATACAATGTTTTTTGATGATGGAATAGATTATCAGACTCAATATGAATTTGGCTTATCATATGATAATGAAAGTAATCGAATATTAATTCCCGTACATTCTGAAATAGGAGATTTGGTATCTTATAAAGGAAGATTGTTTAAATATAAATTAAATAAGGACGAACAAAAATATATTTATTTATATCCTTGTCCTAGAAATAAACTCTTATTCGGATATAATAAAACATTTGTATATTAAAAAAGAAAATTGGGTTTGGGTTGGAGAAGCTGAGAAATTTGTGTTACAATTATGGTCTTATGGTTATTATAATTCTATTGCTACAGGTGGTACAAAGATAGGACAAACACAAATAGATAAAATAAGTAGGTTGAGAGTTCCAATTTGCTTTTGTTTTGATCAAGATATAAAAAAGGAAACAATAGAAAAAATATCTGAAAGATTTACAGATGGAATTGATGTTTACGCTATGTTTGATGAAGACAATTTGTTGAAAGAAAAAGAATCGCCTAGTGATCAAAAAGAAATTTGGGAATTATTGGTTAAAAATAATGTTTACAAAATAAAATAAATATGATAGAATAGAAAAATAAATTATTAAAGGAGTATAAAAATGAATTATAAATTACTAAATAAAAATTACGCAGAAGAATTAAAAAGTAAATCAATAAAAGAGTTTGTATTGTCTAATAGGAATATCGAAGATCCAGATAAATACTTATCGCTTACAAAAGATGATGTGCATCATTATTCTTTACTGGAAAACATAGAAAAAGCTAAATCTTTGATTTTAAAAACCATTAAAGATAGTGGAAAAATAGGAATTATTTGTGATTCAGACGTAGACGGCATGGCATCAGCCTCCATGTTATATCAATATCTTTCAAGAAATTATGATCAATCAAAATTATCTTATTTTATTCATACTAAAAAACAACACGGTATCTCAGATGTTTTATCACAAATATTAAAATCTAAAATTGATCTTTTGATTGTTCCAGATGCAGGGACAAATGATACTAAGGAATGTAAAATTCTTCAAGAAAAAAACATTCAAGTAATTGTATTAGACCATCACCAGGCAGAAGAAGAAAATCCATATGCTATTGTTGTAAATAACCAACTTGGAAATTATCCCAATAAATATCTCAGTGGAGCAGGTGTAACTAAAAAATTCCTAGAAAGTTTAGATGATGAATTATGGGATGATTCAAGTGACTTTGATGATCTAGTTGCTATATCAATTATTGCAGATTCCATGTCCATATTAGAATATGAAAACCGTTATCTAGTTACAAAGGGTTTGAAAAATATTAGAAATAAATTTATTCAAGCAATTATAGAAAAACAATCTTATTCAATTGGTAATGTAGATAATATCAACGTTAATATAATTGCATTTTATATTTCTCCATTAATCAATGCTTTAATTAGATCTGGTTCTTTAGAAGAAAAAGAATTGATGTTCAAGGCATTTATTAATGATCCAACAACCTTTCCATATAAAAAACGGAATGGAGAAGAAATTCAGGAAACCATGCAAGAAATGGTTGCTAGATTAGCAACTAATTTAAAAGCTAAACAAAATAGGGAAATTGATAAGTCATTAGATTATTTACGTGGACTAATTGATAAAAATAAATGGAATGAAAACAAGATTTTATTTGTTGATGCTGATGGAGTGGATTATAGTTTTACAGGATTAACAGCAATGAAACTTGCTTCAGAATATCAAAAGCCTTGTCTATTAATTAGAAAAAATAGGGACAATGTTTTTGCTGGATCTGCGAGAAATTATGGAAATCAAATTGAAAACCTTAAAGATTATTTATTGGAAACAGGGTATTTTGAATATGCTCAAGGGCATCCATCGAGTTTCGGATTAGGAATAAAAATTGAAAATATAAAACCTGCACTAGAAAAATTAAATGAACAATTGAAAGACATTAACTTTGGAGAATTTATTCATTATATTGATTTTGAAATTAGCATAGAAAATTTAAGCGTTGAAATAATTAAAGATATGAATGAACTTTATGACTATTATGGAAATGGAATCGAAGAAAGCTTGGTATTAGTAAAAAATATTCCAGTAAATACAACTGATATTGAACTTATGGGAAAAACAGAAGACACATGGAAATTTTTATATAATAATGAAATTCAATTTATTAAATTTAAGAATGGTGAAGATGATGTAATTTTACAGGCAAGAAAAAATGATTGGTCTGGAGTACATTTGAATATCAATGCCATATGTAAAATGAGCATTAATGAATATGGTGGAGTTAGAATTCCTCAATGTATTGTTGTTGATTATGAAATTATAGAATAATTATGAATTATATTAATTATCATAGCCACAGCCAATATTCGAATACGTCTACACCTGACTCAACTATTTCCAATGAAGATAGAGTCAAAAGAGTTGTTGAATTAGGTATGACTGTTTTTTCAGGGGTGGAACATGGGAATTCTGGAAAATTTATAGAAGTAATTGAATTATCAAAACAATATAATGTAAAACCTCTTTTAGGAACAGAAGCCTATTTTGTAAAAGATAGACTTCAAAA